GGTGGGGGCGTAACTGTTGTAGTTGCCAGCTGTCAATACTTGACTGCCGTTTTGAGTGATCGCGCCTATGGTGTTAAATGTTCCGCCCGTACCAAATCTAGCAATTTCAGTAAGCGACCCGCCTGATGCGGTGTAGTAAACCCCAAAACCATCTGAAGGCGTTGCCCCACTGCGTATGTTTCCCAAAGAAAACGTATTGCCGTACCATTCAAAATTCAGCAACTTGACAGGTGTGCCGGTCGTATAAGACGGCGCAGTGATTGTGATGGCGTTGGATTCTGTCGCCGTAGCCAGCGTCACCGTGCCAGTGTTTGAAATGTTCGTTGCCGTAGCTGCGTTGCCCGTGGTGTTCTGGTTCCATGTCGGAACGGTACCTGTTAGTCCGCTGTACGCTACGTTGGTGGCCGTAGCTGCCGTGTCTGCATAACCAGCGCGAATTTTTTGCCAAGCCGTAAAACCGTTGCCTTCGTTATATCGAACAGATAAATATGGCGTTGTTGAATTTCGGTCAACGGCAAACATTGCCCCATATGAACCAGCACCTGTTGCAGGATAGTCCGAACCTAAACCGATGTACCAAGAATAATACTGTGATCCTCCAGTTGCGGGGCCATTGGAACTGCCTTGTACAAACCTGTACCCAAACCCGTAGGAGGGTGTAGTGGCATCAAAAGATGTTCTTGTAGAATGGGAATCTCCCATGTTGTTGTACAAGTTCACTGCCGATATGCTGTTCAATAAAGAGGCGTTTGAGGCCGTATCTGCGTTGCCTGTTGTGTTTTGATTCCATGTCGGAACGGTACCTGTCAACCCGCTATACGCTACGTTGGTGGCCGTGGCAGCATTGCCCGTGACGCTAATTCCCCAAGAACCACTTGCCCCCGTACCTGTCAGGGTGGGGGCGTAGCTGTTGTAGTTGCCTGCGTGCAGAACTTGGTTGCCTGCTTGCTGAATCGCACCTTCGACGTTAAGACCGTTTGTTGGATTGGCAGTTGCAGCGTAACCCGACCCTATTGTCATGCCGCCATGAACATGCAGCTTCTTGCCGGATACCGTAGAACCGCCGCCACCAATGGCGAACGTGCTGGTCGAGCCGTTGAACCATGTGTAGTCGGTTCCCGAAACGTCGGTCCAGCTAATCCCAGCCCATGAGGTGCCGCCCCCGTTAAGAATGATCTGGGTATCGCTGGCATTTGAGAACGTGGTAACGCCAGTAACCGTTCCGCCAGTCAGCGGCAGGTACCCAGTGCGTGTATCCGTCTTGAAGTCATCTAGCATCGCCTTGGTGATGCGCAGCTCAACGATGTCGTTGGCCGCGTATGCGCGGGCGGTCGTGCCCTCCTGAGCACGCTGGACTGTGAACGTATCAGTGGCTCGTGCCGTGACCTTGACAACCTCTAGGTTGCCCGCCGAGTCCATCAACGTGGCATAGAAGTAGTCCCCGCCAGCGATGACAGGGAATCTAGCACCGTGGCCCGCCGTCACCGAAAAGCTGGTGGCGACGTTGGTGATAGAGGCCGACAGGGCCGATACCGCGTTGTTTGCGTACAAGACTGGCATTATGCAACCCTCAAAATTTCAATAGTCTCAAGTGTAGCCGTTGCACTAGCGCCCTGCACAGTTACAGCCACCATACCTGCATCTTCGAGCTCGGCAGCGACGTCAATATCAGCGTAATACACGCTGCCCACGCCAATATCACCGACAGCTGCACTTAGACCCACAGACATCACACTGACGTCGCTGCCGAGCTCGGTAAAAGCCACACCTGCCGAAATATCGCTATGCGTATAAAGTTTGCGCAAGAACGCATCGACAATGACCACCTGCGCCAGTGCGTATCCGTTGACGTTCTTGGTGATGTACAGCGTTGTGTCAGCAGCGCTGGCCTGCGATTGCACAATTCCGTCGAGGCTGATAGCCAGTCTGAGCGCAGCGACCACCGTGGTGATTTCGTCGCCAGCGCCGGATATGGGCTTGTTGACGTTCATCAGCGCGGAAACAGTGGCCTGCGACGTCACAGCGGCTGCCATACGCACTTGAATGCCCAGTAGCGCGGTCGTGGATGCAGCGGCATTACCGGCCACAGCCATGTTCTTGGTCAACGCAGCGTTACCAGCTGTCTGAGCAACGGCAGTCGCCGCTACGACCATGTTCTTGTCAAGCGATGCGGAAGCGGAAGTGGTCGCAACTGCCTGCGCCTGAATGTTCAGGTTCTTGGTAATAGCCGCAGCCGCAGGTGCCACACTGAGCGTCACTGCTGCGCCGCAGGCCATGTTCTTAGACAAAACCGCTGTGGCTGTCGTTGTGGCTGTGGCCGCGCCAGCGCCGCTAAACTTCAGGTCTGCGGTGACCATGCCAACCGTCGTAGCCACAGCGTTGGCCGAGGCCTCCATCACTTTGGTCAGCGCACCCGTAGCGCTCGTACTGGCCGACGCAGAAGCGGCGACCGTCATGTTCTTTGTCAGTTCCGCTGCGCCAGCTGTGGTGGCCGTAGTGACTGTGTCGAGCGCCTGCAGTGGGTTAATCAGGCTGGCCGTCGAAGTAGACAGCGCCGTCCCGTTGGCAGAAGCAACAATAGTCTTTGTGATCGTCGAATCAGCCGATGTAGTAGCCACAGCGTTCGAAGCGAACGCCATGTTCTTGATGAGCGAGGACGCACCTGCCGTCACACCACTGGTTACCACGGCCCCAGCGATAATATCGGTCTTGGCCAAATCAGCTATCGGCGTGGCCGACACAACCGCTGCCGACGCAACGGTAAACACGACTGTAGGAGCTCCAGATACCGTGGTGGCTCCGATAACGGAACCCGAAATGTTTTTGGCCACGCCCAGCGCTGTCGTGGTCGTAATCAGCGTACTGACCGCTGCGGACTGGTTCGACGTTTTAGCAAGGGCGGCAGAAGTCGCGGTCGCTGTGCTGATCGCAGCAGCGAGGCTTGCCGTTTTACTCACAGCGCCTTCAGTGGCTGCCGTGGTAGTGGCCTGCCCAGCGATAGGTGCCGTTTTAGCAAGCGTAGAAGACGCCGTGGCAGCTGCCTGCGCAGCTGCCGCTAGACTGAACCCAAGCGAGACGTTGGCCGCTACGGTAGCCGTGCATGAGCGCGAGCCTGCAAGTGCGAAGCCCAACGTGATCTGCGCGAATGATCCGACGGTGCCGTTGCCAGCAACCGCCATGTTTTTGGTCAGCGAAGCAGACGCAGAAGGACTAGCCGCGCCAGTGATAACACCCGTTAGGTTGGGAGCTCTTGACAGCGGCGCAGCTATGCTGGCCGCGCAGTTGATGGATGCTGCGAGCGGCTGGAGAATCCCGGCGCTGCCGTTTAGGGTGGCAACGTTTAGGGCTGAGCCGTTCAGCAGCATCCGTTACCCCACAATTAAGCGAAGGTAATAGACAGCGAAGCGGCTGGGAATGTAACGGTGTCAGCTTGGTTGATGGTTTTGCTGATGGTCAGAGCGCCCCAGAACAGCAAGTTACCGGCAGAGGCCGCGTCGTAAATACCGAAGTGGGTCACAGTGCCCCAAGTCGCTGCAGGGGTTGGGAAGGTAATTGCAGCGTTATTGCTGGTCTGACCACCGGTACCACTAGAGGCTACCGTCGATGCCGCAGCTTGCGTGCCAGCCCAGTTAGCTAGCGAAGAAGCCACAGACACACGAGCGTAAGAGCCACCAGAAACTTCGGTACCGCCGCCCGAGTCGGACGGAGCAGCTGTCAGCAGACCGACGTACAGCGTAGTGGTAGTGGGGGCGGTTTGGCCACGGAACAGCTGGTCGATCAGCTTGTTCTCCAGAAAATCGGACATTGCAGACATGGTTGCTCCTTATGCAAACTGTGAACGAACATTGAACTTGAGAACTTCGTAGACAGTTTGGAACTGCCCGTCAAAGTCGATTTCGACTTCGCCTTCGTAAAGGCCCGGCTCGACATCGAGTACACCGTTCGGAAAATTGAATCTTACCTGACCTGTAGTACCACCACTCACTTTTTCGCAAGTAAGGGTGTTCAATATGGTTGTTGTGTTGGCGGCGCGGAAGTACACCTTTACCACCACACCAGCGTCAGATAGATTAATAGCAGCACCGGTGGCTGGATCAGTTAGTGTGAGGCGAATGTAGGGGAGGTTGTCCCCCTGAACCAGTTTAATCTTTTCGGCCATATGCTACCTTACACTTTAGGCGCGACGCCAGTCGTGCCATTCATCTCAGTCGTCAATGCTGCTTGGAATGCGCCGTAGTGGGCTTGAGCACGCTGCGCATTACCAGCGTACTCGCTATCTTTGGTATATGCTCGGTAAAGAATATAGTCGCCCAAAACGTTGCCGTAGATATCAGGCAAGCTGATATTACCGGTCACAGCGCTATATACAGCCCCATCAGCGGGCTCTGCTATGTCCGTTGGATAGGCAGAGAACACAATTTCCACGGAGGCACCTGAAGATGCTGCTGGTGGATACACGTAAAACACGCGTGGATCACGAGGATCGTACATGTAGTGCAGCACTTCGGTAACGCCAGTTAGGTTGTACCAGTTAGGGCTCTGTGTGTCCAAAATAGTCCGGTTAGTCATACGAACGGCACGCTTAGTGCCGGAGGTGTTACGGACTACATCAATTAACTTAGCGCCGGTACTAGGTAAAGCTTGCTTAGCTCCGGTTACAAGGGCCACAGTGGCGTTGGTGACCATTGAATCAGGTCTATACAAAATCACTTCACGCTGCCCATCATTGAGGTAGCGAACTAACTCAGCAACAGGCCAACGGATAGACGTATTGTCCTGCATTGTCTCAACAACGCGGCGGATGATGGAGGAAGCAGCAATGGTCATGATTTACCTCAAGCAAAAGGGCGTGCGCGTACGCGCATTGAGCCACGGACCATGCCGTAGTTACCTTCAATGCGCGAATTGTTTGTCTTCCTCGCAGCGGAGTCCAGTAGATACTGGGCCTGTGCAAAGTTTGTAAATGGTTGGTCTGGAATCTGCATAGCGCGAGCGATTGCATTCGACACGATAGGGTCAACCCAGATGTCATACAGATCATCGTCTAGCTGCGTAGCATCACGCGTAGGACGAAGATTTACCGCCACCACCACGGTGTACGCGCCGTCTGGTGGTGGCGACAACATCAATGTGAACGAGTTGTCTGTGCGATCAGAGTAAAAGCCGATTGGTTTCGCTTGCCCTGTGGGCATGTCGTTGCGAATAGCTTCAAACAAACCGGGCTGCAGCTCTTCGCCATCAACCGTCACACCCATAACGCGGCTGATCTCGTGATACTTTGTAGGTGGGTCTAGGTCGTATTGCACGACACCAGCAGATGTCTTGAAAGAATCAAGATTCTGGCGCAGCACCAAAGATTTTTCGGCAAACTCAATTGCAGCACTGACCAGAACCTGATCCACCATGGGCTCTGAGCAGCCGGGTAGATACGGCAGTATTCTCGAATAGAAAGCGCTCAGAAGTTTCATGGTGGGCTACCTTATTCAGCAGCAGTGGTTTGCTCTTCTGCGGGGGGCTCCGCAGGTTTGTCGTAAGATTCTACCGCAGGTGCAGCTTTTTTGCGAGTTTTTGGCGCAGCAGCTTCTTCAGCGGCGGCGTTTGAGTGTGCGTTGGCCAGCTCTTGGCCTTCAGTGGTGTACACCCAGTCTTGGTCTACCATGCGGGCCAAAACAACGATCTTGCCGTCGATGGTAGCGCGAATTTTGTGGCCAAGGACTTGACCGCTCAGGCGGTCCATTAATTCAAGTGCGTTCATTCTTTACTCCAAATGTAAAAAGGGGCTCCGAAGAGCCCCTTTATTGTGCCACCGATTAGGCGCTGAGAACAGCGCCCCAGTTTTCACTGCCCAAGCTGATGTAAGCACCAGACATGTTAGCGGCCAAGGCCTTGGCTGCGTTGGCAGAACCGCCGTTGATCGCGCCGCCAGTGGAGGCGTACACGTTCAAAGCAGCAGCAGAGATGTTCACAATGTGAACGATATCGCCGACAGGACGCTCAGCAGGCAGTTTGACGCCATCGCTGGCGTTGCCTGTAGTCACGACGTTAACGGCACCAGACAACTGGGTAGCGCCAGCCTGAGTCTGAGTTGTACCAGCGGTAGCCGTAGCGTAGCCGCCGATGCTGCGAGCAAATTGAGTAGACATAAAAATCTCCAAAGAATGAGGGAATAGAAAGGGCCCCCGAAGGGGCCCAGTTCATCAGCTGGCGGAACCGACTTGGGCCACGACCAGAGCTTCAGGCTTGACAGTCTTGCGACCGTACACAGCCAAACCACGGACGATATCGCCGAAGTCAGTCTGGTTACGCAGAGGCTCAGTCTTGTTTACGGTCATGGCGAAGGACATTGCTGCCTTGGTGCCAGCGACCATGGTACGACGGGCCTTGGCGCTCGACACAGTACCGCCAGTGGCGGGGTCGGTCAAACCAGCGACCAGTGCCTTGCCAGCAGCGCCGCGAGGCAGCAAGTTGGACACGTACACAGTGAAGCGGTCCAGCATACCGATCTTGCCGCTACGGATGGTCGACTGAGCGTCGCCAGTGAAGTAGGCTTGAGCGATGTTGGATTGCATCAACAGGTGACGGTCGAAGGGGCTGATAATCAACCAGCGGCCATCTTCAGGCACGTTCTGCTCGTCCAGCACTGTGGACATACGCAGGATACCCTTGAGCACGTTCTCAGGAGTGGCTTGGTCGATGGGGGTAACGTCTGTGCCCAAGTTGTAGGCGGCAGAGATAGCACCAGCGGTAGCGCCTTCGTTGGCAGCGGCAGGGCCTTCAGTGACCATGTTGTTGAAGAACACTTCGTTTTCGATGGCGATCTTCAACTGCTTGGCAGCGTCTTCGGTGAACATGTTCATCAGGTTCATGTCGGACTGATAGGCCAGCACGTCGTTGACTTGCACGCCGAAGTACTTGCCCTTGTTCACTTGCATATCTTGGAAGATAGGAGTGGGGACTTCGTACGACAGGTTCTGGCCAACGGTGTAGTCAGAGATGCTGATCGAAGGAGCCAGACGGATACGGATGGTATCGCCTTGGTTCTTCAGTTCACCTTCATAGTCAGTGTTGGCGATTTCCGACAACATGGTGTTCTGGTAGAACTTGGCCAGCAACTTGCCAGACCACAGGGTGGGGATGAAAGCGCCGGAGTACGAAGGGTTCGTGTTGAACGGCGATTGGACGGGATAAACTGCAGCCATGATGGCCTCCTAAATTAAAAACAGGTTGGGGTTCAACGCTGTGTCACTGGTCACGCAATTACGCGACCTTCCATGTACGCAGCATCAATTTCAGCTTCAAGTTTCTTTGCCGCATCGACTTGCCCTTTTGTCCCCAAGTCTGTCGCCTTACGGAACATTTTTTCGATGTCCGCGTTGGTGTAGACCTTACCCTTTTGAGAGGTAGGTGGGGCGCTTGTGGCACCTCGATTCGGCTGAAGTTGACGTTCCAGCTCTTCGGTCTTGTCGGCTTTTTGCTCCACGGGCGCAATGGTCTGTTTGAACATCGCCACGTAGTGTGCAACACCTTCAGCATCGCCTCGGTTGAACGCTTGCTGTGCAACAGAAGATCGGGGGGCTCGGAGCAGCGGGTCTACTTCGTTGAGCCAAGCGATCCACTTGGGATCAGCGTTGACTGCTTCAAAGTCCGGCACCATACGGTACAGGCGCTGCTCAAAACTTGCTTCGGACACTTGGGTGCCGGTGCTGGTCAGCTGCTCGCGCAACTTCTCGTTCTCGGCTCTCATGGCGTCTAGCTCGCCTCGAAACTCTGCTGCCACTTCGCGGGCAACTTTGCGTTGGACCTCGATGAGGTCAGAACCAAATGCTTCAACATCAGCATCAGTCACCAACTTCGTAGGAGCTGCGGGCTTAGCTGGCTCGGCTGGCTTGGTCTCAGAGGCTTTGCGGAGGCTATCCACTTGGGCTTTGAGATCACGCAAGTCTGCATGCAAGCGAGGAACTTCGGCGTCGTACATGCCCTTGAGGGTTTTGTACTTCTGCTCCCATTTCTCTTCCGCGACTACTGGCTCGGTCGGTGTCGGCGTTGGCTCGACAGGTTTGGGCTCAGCTGGCTGAGGCTGTGGGTCTTGGGGAGGCTCTGCTGGCGTTGGTTCAGGGTCTGCGGGTGCAGGATTCTGGCCCTCTGCGAGCTGCTTTTCCAGTGCTTCCAGTTCTCGTAACTGCGCTTCTACTTGTCTTGGCAATGCCATTCAATTCTCCTTGGGCTCCAACTCTGCTTCAGGCTCCTACTGCGGTCTGCCGTTCACATAATGGTTTGCTCGGATTTACAAAATTCGGATCATTTGATCCGGTCGAAGACCTCTGCCGATTTTTCAACCGCTTCGAGGAAATCTGATAAGGCTTGAGCCTGACCTTGGAGGCGGTACAAACGGTGCGGTTCCTCTGCTTGCATCAAGGAGACCTTGGTCTCCTCTAGCTTGGTTCGGAACAGCGCCAGTAGCGCTTCGTTTTCTTGCAGCTTGCAGCGAATCAACGCTTGCATGTGCTGCCGATCAGGCTTTTGGCCGATGAAAAGTTTCATAGCATCATTGTACGCCATACATACTTGCGTTTGTCAACACATTTTGTTTGTGCTATCATAAGACGAACTTAAACAAGGTTGCGACTATGCCAAACAAAATTGCTTCTCTATCTGGTACGTCTGTAGGTTACATGCGCGTAGTAGAGCTTACGCCAAAGCGAACCAAACAAGGTCTAGTTATTTGGAGTTGCGTATGTACGCGCTGCGGGTCGACAGTATTTTTATCGTCCAGTAACGCTAGAC